AAACTTATGTCGGAAACTATACTGCTGAGTACGTAGGTAACTACAACAGAGATGTTTCGACAAACTTCGGTGGTAATTATGTCGGCGATTATATTGATAATTATATCGGTGACTTTATTGGTCAATACGCTGGTGACTATGCAGGCAACTTCGTAAGATCCTTTACTGGAGATTATATTAATGATGTAGCAAAGGATTTTATCGCTCACCGTATAACAGATTATACCGCAGAGTATACTGGTGCAACTTTCACCGCTAATTATACTGGTGACTATACTGGTAACTATCTTGGTAATTATGCATCCACCTCTGTTAAGACATATAGCGGAGTAGACTATACTGGTAACTATGCATCGATATCATCTACAAAGGATTCCGTTTTTCAGTTTGCGAGTACAAGTGTTGCCAATTATACTAGCGTAACTAGTACACGAGGTCGTGTCGAACAATACATCGGTAATTATGAAAAGATTAGAGCTGCGGGGTTTACTGGTAATTATTCTAGACAATTCACTGGAACCTATACAGGAAACTATATCGTAACCTATACTGGTAACTTTTCTGGTAACTACCACGGTAATTATGTTGGTAACTACGCATCAACATCGACATTGAGAATTGCACAAACATTTACTGACAATCTGGTATTTACTGGTTTAACAACATACAGTACACGCACAAGTACAAGAAAATCATTTCCTACAAGTGATGCTAATTGGACAAGAACACATACCGGCACACCCTATAATTATACTGGTAACTTCCAAAGAGTTTATGTAAGATATTATCCATCGGCTTGGTCAACTGCGCCTATTGGTGGCGCAACAAATGTATCCGCACCGCAGTATTATGGTGCCAGAGTCCAGAGAAGGCCTGGCCCTCTCGTTGAGAGAGTTAGTGTAGGTACACCAAGCTATACAGGAGACTATATTGGTAGGGGCGTAGCGCAGATACAATACTACACAACGACATACATTGGTGGCGATTTCATAAAAGAAACTAACTATGTCGGTAATTTTGATACTGATTATATCGGTAACTACGCATCTACTTCAGTTAATTATGAAACAGAGGGTGCTTACACAAACCCAGACATGTGGGGATACAACCGAGTCCGCCGGACAAGTGATAGTACTGCCATCAACAAAGATTTCACAGGAAATTACACTTCCGTTACAAGAACTAATGAGTTTACTGGTAACTTTAACAGTATCGTACAGAGAGTTAGAGAGGTTACTTTCACAGGTGATTTCGTACAACCGTTTACTGGTAACTATGTTGGTGACTACGCATCGACTAGAACTATAAACTATACTGGTGATTTTGTTGGTGTATATGCTAGACCGTTTGTTGGTAACTATGTTGGTGACTACACCTCTACTGCTTTAGAAACATATATAGGAACTTCAACAAGAGAAACCGAATCTATTAAAAATTATACTGGTAATTATGCCAGTACATTTGTCGGTAACTTCCAGAGTACTAGAATAACTGATTATATTAGTTCCGCTATATATGTTTCGACAAGAGAAAGATCGGTCAATTATGCTTCTACCAGTACATCTAATATCTTAAAGGATTTTGTGGGTGATTATACTGGTAACTTCATTAGTCAACATCTGTATACAAGTACCAGAAATTATGTGATTCATCGTTCGGTTAACTATATTAATGAAGAAGCTTCAGGTATAAATTACGCTAGTACCAGTACAAGAGAAAGATACGAAGAGTTCATCGGAACCTATACTGGTGATTATCAAAGAGGTTATACTCAACATCGAAATGTAGACTATACTGGTGATTATCTAGGATCTACCATTAGACCAACTTTATCTACACATAGAACATATACTTTATATGTGAGATACGCTTAATTCTATTCATTATAAATAGATAACAAAGTAAAAGTTTTTATCTAACAACAACCTTGTATATACAAGGTAGATAAAATTTAAATAAACTCTAAATAGAGATTGAACAAACAGGGGTACATATGTCATCCACCATTAAAATCAAACGGAGCAATACGTCTGGTAATGCTCCCGACACCAATAACATTGTAGAAGGCGAACTCGCCCTCAATACCGCAGATGGTATCCTGTACTCTCGTGGCGGTGATACTATATTCGAAGTAGGCGCAAACTTAACTACTCCACTTACTGTTGACCCATCTACCGCATCCGACACTATCACTCTTGGCGCAACTACTCAAGAAGGCACTATCACTCTCGGTCAAAGTACCGCAACCAACATCATTAATATTGGTGATGCTCAGACAGCAAATGGAGCGACACAAACAATTAATATTGGTGGTAACAACGTCAGTGGTGGCGACACTGTATTGAATTTAGCGGCAAATACCAACACTGCCTCAGATACAGCAGTGACAATAGGTGGTAGTAATACAACTGGTACAATGACTGTAGCAATTCGAGGTGTTAGTACATTTACGAATGGTGCGACTAACTTTAATGGTGGTGATTTTACAGTAAACCCATTTTTTGCCTCTGACACTATTACTCTTGGTAAAACAGATGCCACAGGCACCATCACTCTTGGTCGGAGTAATCAAGACAATACTATTAATATTGGTAATGCTGCAATGCAGAACGACCAAGAGCAAATCGTTAATATTGCTTCTGGTTCTGGTTCTGGTACTCACCAAGTAAATATTGCAGCGTGTCAAGCACAGGGTAATGATACAGCAGTAACAATAGGTGGTGGTGATCCAACTTTTGGTACAACAACCTGTTCGATTCGTGGTACTACTACATTCACGCTTGGCGATGCTAACTTTAATGGGGATAATTTCAATGTGAGTCCCAATGGTGCCAGTAACACTATCACTATCGGTAAATCAACGGGCCAAGGTACTATAACACTTGGGAATAGTACTGATACTCAAACAATATCTATTGGTAGCGGTAATACTGTTGTAACCAAAGTAGGCACTGTCAATATTGGGGGTGGCATGGCTTCAGGCGGGTCAAAGACCGTCAATATCTGTGGCACTGCTAGCAACTATGGCACCAGAACAATAAATATCGGTACAAACACAAACACTAATGGTTTAAGTACTACGACTACGATTGGTAGTTTAGTTACATCTGCATTAAGCAATAATAATCTCTATGGTGTTACGAAGATTAAAAAGACCAATGGAATACCTTTAACTGTAGAGAGTACTCAAACTAGCACTAATACTACTTTGCAAGGTCTTCAATTACACAATACTAGTAGTTCTTCATTCTTTAAATTCGGCAATTTCTCTTCGTTGGCTCAAGTTCAAAGTTATTTTGGTTCTGGTTCTCCCGCATCCATACAATTTGTATATGGTCAGAACGGAGAAAAACATCGGTTAGACGCATCTGGTAAATTCGGGATAGGTGTCTCATCTCCAGCGGAAGCACTCCATGTTGCTGGTAATATTATTGCGACTGGAAATGTTACTGCATATTACTCTGACGAAAGACTGAAAGACTTGAAGGGCGCAATTCCAGATGCTCTAGATAAAGTTAATAAACTCACAGGATATTACTATACACCAAACGCATTAGCGCATTCTTTGGGTGTGGATAATACCGAACTAGAGGTTGGTGTTTCTGCTCAAGAGGTTGAAGAAGTATTGCCTGAGATTGTAACTAAATCTGCGGTAGGTCAAGACGAGTTCGGAGAAGATTATAAAAGTGTTTCTTACGACAAACTAACACCCTTGTTGATAGAAGCAGTAAAGGAGTTGACCCAAAAGGTGGCGTATCTAGAATCTAAAATTAGTGAGAAAGGTGAATAATTATGGCAGTAGTTTGGAATATAGTAAAGGTTGAATCGAATATCTCTGATGGTGCTATCAAAATGGTACATTGGGAAGCCTCAGATTATGAAACGGAACAAGTTGGCGACAAACAGGTAATTCATAGAGGTAGACGTTATGGGAGTGTTCATGTTGATGCAGATCCTTCTTCTGAAAACTACATTGCATGGGATGATGTCACTAAAGATATTGTAATCGGTTGGGTTAAATCTACGCTCGGAGAAGAAGAAGTTGCGGATATCGAATCAAACATCGCAACAGATATTGCTTTATCTAAAACACCTGTAGAACATAATATTAATCCTTGGGATGTAGTCCCTGAAGTAGACACCAGTGAAGAAGTCGTCAACGATGAGACGCCCGATGAGGAAGAAAATAATGTCGATTCTGATTCGACAGCACACATCAATGAAGGTGAATAGTAATGTCAGCATCTATAATGACGGTTAGAGGTCGTTTACAGGAAGCAGACGAATTTATCTTAGAAAGTGACATAAGATACCAAAACGATACGATTGCTACGGCAGGCACTGGTGTTAATTTGGCAGTGTATAGTGGTCAAACAATTACTGCTTATGTTAAGTCTGTTGGTGTGCCAGTAACTTCTACATATCCTGTTTTAAACTGTACAGTAGATTCTCAAACTACCTCAATACAGAAGACTACTGGTCAGTATTTTTCCATCGTAAAAATTAGTTTTGGTTCGTCTAGTAATGGTTCTTTTCAGTGTTACATTAATACAACAGCTAACAACAAAATTTTTCAAATTAGTGGTACATACTCAACATCAACTTCGACTGATGCTGTTCAACCAATGTCCCTCGGTAACGAGTCTGGGGCAAAATTTTACAATAATGTTGGTCTTATTATTGAGGATAATATTGGTGAAACGATCAGTATGAATGATACGGATGTGAGAACATTAGCAGAAGAGACCACAGGTTCGTCCCTCATTAGATTTGGCGACCTTTACGGTAAAGAACATAACTTGGGTGGAATACCTGTAACCTACACTGGCACAAATTCATATACCGACACTGCTATTCCCAGTCATTCTGACCTTGGTGGTACTGGTACCTCTTCAACTACAATCACCAATAACCCTTTACTATTTGTAAGAAGGGTAAAGTTGACGTATAGTGGCACATCCGCATCAAAGTATTTGCACATTTCGGCTCAGAGAGCTAATCCTGCGATAGGTGAATATTTTCATGGAGATGCTCAAATTTTCGGATATTCTATTAATGGTACGTTTCATGATATTGACACGTTTGGGTCAACTACCACTACTAATAGTGGTTGGAAAACTAAGAGCGGCGTCAATCCCACAACTACTGATCCTGATGACTGGCACAATAGTACTGGTTCTGAGATAGACGTGCTTCATAACAGAAGTGGTACTGACGGAAGGTTTACTATATTTCATAGTAATGCTTACAACAGTGGCAGAACTGGCAGTGGTGGCACTGGAAGAATACCTAATCCATTCCTCACCTCTCTAACTGGAGATAATGTAGGGTATGGGTACTTTGAAACCAGTGGTGGGACGATCGCCAGGTTGGTCGGTGTTCACTATCATGCTCGATCACCGTCATTTTCTTTAGACGATGGGGACACCGTAGAAGTTTGGTACGGAGTGGACTGTGCTTCTTTAGATTTTATTAAGTTTGATATTATCGGTCTTAGTTAGGTACAATATATATAATAGACATCATCATTAAACAATTAGGAGATTGAGATGAGTAGTAGAAAATGGTTAGATAATGCTTTTTGGGAAGCACCAGAAACCAAAGATGACGTGACTTGCATTTTGCAAATCATTGACGACAATGACAGAAAAGTCGAACAAGTAATGAGACTTAAAAAGTTCACTAAATCTGGAAATGAAAATTCAGATTTCGCAGAACTTATTGAAGTTCTTGGTGAAGATCTAATCACCAAAAATACCGAAGAACGTCTAAAACGTAAATCTGCTGAGAAAGAAGAGAGACGAGTTCGTGATATCGAACACGAGAAAGCACGTGCCTTAGAAAAACTTTTCGGATATAAAATGGAAGCATTCGAAGTTGAAGAAATTAAGAAATGTAAAAACCGAAAACTGAAGGCAAAACTTAGACGAGCAAAAAGTAAAATTGAAGTTAATCTATATGCGATGATGATTCTTCAAGAACATATCGCTAATGAGGAGAAAGAGAATGCCGAAGAAGAAACAGAAAAGTAAAGGATTTCTGGTTGTTGCTTCTCGCAAAAGATCTTTCTATGTTTACGCAACTAATCTAATAGATTCGATTAGAGATTACTATGAAGACGCTAACATAACCTTAGTGTGTGAAGAGTGGATGTTAGATGACACTGGAAGGGATTTAGCGGACAATATAATAATTTGTGATGATCATTACCGTGCCAAACTCTGGGGCATGGCTCAATCTCCTTATGATATCACGATGTATGTTGACGCTGACATGCAGTGTGAACATGAAGATGTCGTAAAAATCTGGGATGAAATGAAAGACCACGATGTCGTTTTCTCTGCATTGACAAAAGAACGTGATTACATTTACGCTGAATATGAATTTGATACTCCAGATCAGGGAAAGATATCTTTTGATCTTTGTGGTGGTGTCTGTCTTTACGATATGACCAAACCAATTGTTCGTGATTTTATGAATGACTGGTGGGAACTCACTAGGAAACAAATGGATCATAAATGGTGGCCCGAAGGTTACCCAAAAAGTCTTAAACAGTGGGATCAATTCTCTCTTTGGTGGTTGACGAATAAAGAAGAAAAATATAAAGATTTGAAGATTGGTATATTTGATGATGATATGAGATGGAATTATTATAATGCTTGGAACTATGAAATTACTAGACCAGATAACCCTATTGTTTTAAGACATTTTTCTTGTGGTGTTTTCAAAGATTTTCATTACTACACAGATATAGGAAGTAATGAGAGGTAAAATTATTATGGATTCTCAAAAAATGCGAAACATACCACTAAAGAATAAAGAACTTCTTTCTATCTTAGATAGTTTTGTTCGTGTTAGGACATATAACAAGGAAGCGTTCAAAAAGTACATGCATTGTGCAGGCAATCAACATACTGATGCTGATAAGGCGAAATTTGTTTCTGATGAATACCTCCACGAAATCATGAGTATGGGACAAAATCATGGTGGTTTCCCAGAGACTATGCATGGTCATGAAATGAGGATGTCTAACAGAGAACACCAATTCTTCAAGCGAACAATACCGAAAACTTCTGATGAGATTAGTTATAGATCTGAGGTATTGTCAAAATTACAAAACTCTCAAGAAGATATAATGACTTGGTTGGGTTGTAGAAATAATGCATTATCAGCGGTTTATCCACCTAGTGGGTTTATCGCTTGGCACAATAATGCAAATGCATCTGCATGGAATTTAATATTCACTTACAGTGAGACAGGTGACGGTTACTTCAAATATTGGGACACGGAAAAGAAAGAAATTGTGTACATGCATGATAAACCAGGCTGGCAATGCAAAGCTGGATACTTTGGTCATTATGGAGAACCCGATAAACTTTTATATCACGCAGCTGCCACTAAGTGTTGGAGACATACAGTTTCTTTTTGTTTTGATAGATCAGAAACAAGTGAATTTATGAGAGAAGAGATAATTGATGAAATTAGTTCAGAATAAAGGTTTCAATTCTTATAAATAAAACAAAGAAAACTACTTTTTAGAATAGGGTTATGGCAGATTACGAAGATTTTTCAATCGATCAAGGTGCGGATGTTGCGATAGAATTGCACCTCAAAGATCCCGATGGTTCAGTAAAAGACCTTACAGGTTTCTCGGTTATAGCTATGATGAAGAGAACATATAACTCAGGTTCAGAAGATACCGTTGAGTTTGCATGTTCTATAGAAGAACCTGCTTCTTCTGGTGTAGTTATTTTGGGTTTGACCAACCAACAAACAGACAGTCTAAATACTACTGGTAGGTACGTTTATGATGTTGAATTACACTTTGTTGATGGAGATGAAAATACGATTATCGAACGTATCCTAGAAGGTAAAATAAAAGTCAACCCATCGGTAACTAGGTAGATTGGTATGGCGTTAGATGTAACATCGGGTCGAGGAAAAACCGTAACCGAAGTCAAGGTTAACGGAAAAACTAGAGTACACTCCGTAAAAGTAGGCCGACCAGTTAGAAACGTTCAGAGTTCTGCGCCCAATATTAACAATATAGTAGGGATAAATACCGCTTCGAAAGAAGACGGTTATATTTTAGTTTATAATGCAACATCCGATGCTTTCGAGTCATCACCTCTTGCTACAGGTAATATTAACAATCTAGTAGGAGTAGACACAACTACAAAACAAGACGGAAGTGTCTTGGTATATAACGAAACTTCCGATACATTCGAAGCAACAAAGAATTTAGATAAACAGTTCATTAACGGAGGAAACTTTTAGTGACAACTGAAATTAAAATCAAACGGTCAGGGTCATCAAATGCTCCAAGTGCTTTAGGTAGCGGTGAACTGGCTTATAGTTGGAGTGCTGGTACAGGCGGTAAGTTATTCATTGGTTGGGGTTCCGAAAATGTTGATGGTGAAGCCGCAAACATTGACCCCATCGGTGGTAAATATTATACCGACTTACTGGGTTCAACTGCTGGCACTATTGCTGGTTCAAAAGCGGTTATTTTAGACGCTAGTTCAAAAGTAAATCAGTGGAACGTTGATAACATTACCATTGACGGCAACACTATCAGTACAGCAGATACTAACGGTAATCTTTTATTAAGTCCTAATGGGTCTGGTGTAGTCTCTGTTGAAGGTTCTAAGATATCGAATGTTGTAACACCAACTGCTGACTCTGATGCGGCAACTAAAGGATATGTTGATACTCAACTCAGTGGAGTTTCGTCAACGATTACTTTGACCGATGATGCCTCTAACACTGATGATTATACTACAGGTAACGCACTAACCTTTGCTGGTGGTACTGGTTTGACTTCTGTTGTTACTGATGATACAGTAACGTTCAATATGGACAACACTTCAGTATCATTTGGTGGTGTATCTGTTGCGTTAGGTGGGACTTCTGCTCAACCAGCATTTGACTTAACAAATGCGACTAATTATCCAACCTCGTCTTTAAGTGGTACGATCACCAATGATCAACTTGCAGGTTCTATCGCAAACGGCAAACTAGCAAATTCAAACGTAACAGTTGGTACGACCGCAATCTCGCTCGGTGGTTCTTCTACCACACTGGCAGGACTTACTCAAGTTGATATCGATAATGTCCAAATCAAAGATAATTCGATTCTAACAACAGATGCAAACGGAGACCTAACTCTTGCGCCAAATGGAACTGGTGTTGTTAAACTTCCTAGTGGGTACGAATCTAGAACTAATTTAGATGCAAACTCAGTAGTTCCTAAATCTTATGTTGATGCAATCGCTGAGGGTCTTCATGTTCATGCTTCTGCAAAGGCTGCAACAACAAGAACCTTAGCGACTGAGAGTGGTGACACAGTAACCTATGATAATGGTACTGATGGGGTCGGTGCGACATTAACACTTTCTACTGGAATCTCAACACTTGATGAATATACCTTAGTAGACGGTGACAGGATTCTAATTAAAGACGAAACCGCTCAAGAACATAACGGTATCTACATTAGAACATCGTCAACTGTATTTACAAGAGCAACAGATTTTGACACGATAGATGAGATCGCCTCTGGTGACTTCCTATTCGTTGAAAACGGAACTGTAAATGGTTCTAACGGTTATGTTCAAACAGAAACTCATACTGCCATTGGCGGTGGTGCTGATGACATCATCTTTGAACAATTCTCTGGTGCTGGTCAAATTGATGCAGGGAACGGTTTAACTAAATCTGGTAATACGATTAACGCCGTAGGTACAGCAGACAAAATTACAGTAGCTTCTGATGCTATCAGTATTGCATCAACTTATGTTGGTCAGAACTCAATCACAACTCTTGGTACTATTACAACAGGTGTTTGGAATGGTACAACTGTTGGGGTTCAACACGGTGGTACAGGCGCTGCGACATTTACAGACAATGGTGTAATATATGGTAATGGGACTGGTGCATTGAGTGTTACAGCGGTTTCTGCTGACTCAGGTTCAGTCTTGCAAACTTTAACGCCAGGCGGAGCTCCTGTATTCAGTAACATTATCGATTGTGGCGAATACTAATTAATTTAAGAGAAGAGATATGGCAAGTCCTAACACTAGACAGGAACTAATAGATTATTGCTTACGTAGTTTAGGTGCGCCTGTTCTTGAGATAAATGTCGATGACGAACAACTAGAGGATCGTGTAGACGAAGCTATTCAGTGGTTCCGTGAGAATCATCCTGACGGTTCACGTAGACACTACATGTCTTTTGAAGTGAGTCAAACAATGATTGATGACGGATTCATTAGTCTTGGAGATGCATCCATTTCTACTGTTGTTCGTATGTTCCCGATCAACACTGTTTCACAAACAACAAATTTCTTTGATATCAAATATCAAATGATGTTGAACGATGTAACCGATCTAAACAACTATGCTGGTGATATTGCATACTACGAACAGATGCAACAACATCTATCATTACTTGATATGAAACTAAGCGGTACACCCGAAACTACATTTGATCGACAAGGTAATCGTCTATACTTCTATCTAAGTTCAGAGAAACTTACTGTAGGTGATCACATTGTTATTGAAGTCTATGGTATCAGAACACCATCATCTGAATCAGACGCTTCAGACGGTAGTGATTACAATTCTCTGTTCAATCACAAGTTTCTTAAAGAGTATCTAACCGCAATTATCAAAAGGCAATGGGGAACCAACCTATTAAAGTTTGATGGCATGACCTTGCCTGGGGGTGTTCAGATCAGTGGTCGTTCTATATTTGAGGACGCTAACAATGAACTTGAACAGATTCGTACTAGGTTTAGGGAAGAGGAAGATGTAGGCCCTATCTTCTTCGCAGGGTAATATGGCAACAAATCCGTATATAAGCAAAAAGGTACGATCCGAACAAAGTCTTTACGAAGATCTCGTAATCGAGTCTCTGAAGTTCTATGGTGAGGACGTATACTACATCCCACGTGAGATCGTTAACAAAGACACCATCTTTGCTGATGATGTACCCTCACGTTTTTCTGATGCATATAAGATCGAGACGTACATCGAAAACACCGAAGGGTTCGATGGAGAGGGTGATCTATTCACTAAATTCGGTATTGAGTTGCGTGATCAGGCAACTTTCGTATTTGCACGTAGACGTTGGAAGAAACTAATCGGTGACAACCTAGCAGAGGTTGGGTTCCGTCCACGTGAAGGTGATATCATTTATCTACCTATGTCGAACTCTATGTTCGAAGTATTGAAGGTAGAGACCGAGACTCCGTTCTATCAACTAAGTCAACTACCGACATTCCGTTTACAGTGTGAGTTATTCGAATACAGTGACGAAGACTTTGATACTAACATTGCATCTATTGATGCGATTGAGTATGAAGGTGCATATCAGTACAAGGTTACAATGGAAAATGCTGAACAAAACACACTTGCAATTAATCTAGGTGATCAACTAAACATTGACACCTTTAGTGGTGCGTTAAAATCAGCGGGAAGTATAGCAATTGGTGGTCAAGGTTATGAATCTGCGCCTACGATAACGGTCGATCCTCCCAGAACTTTTTCTTTATTTGGCGAGAACTCTTTATCATCTGACCTTAATAGATCATTTAATGATACGTTTTTATTCACTAACGACAACGGTTCGGTAGAATTATTTTTCTACCCTAACGCCTATCCCTCTACAGATAATCCATTACAATCATTACTAACGGTTGGCGGAAACGGAACGTTAGATCCAAATATCATGATTTGGGGTGTTAATAACGAAGGACATATCGTACAATCTTTTGTAGATGAACTTGTTTTTAGTCGTTTAGATAACGTACCTTATGACATTGGTAAATGGAACCATATAGTTATCGGTGTTGATAGCAATGGTTCTGGAGTAAACAGTCAACTTTACTCTTATCTAAACGGAAGAAAGATTTTAGATAGTGATTGTGGTAGAGACCTTACTTTGTTTGGGACGAATGGATTTGCTCTAGGTACTGATGCTATGCGAACAGTAGGTGATGATACCTACGAGGCGTTTAACGGTAAAGTTGATGAGTTTCGTGGTTTAACTGGATCTGTTTCCGAAATCATTCCACCTAGAATAAAAGCCGTTGAAGACATTAACATCACATTAACCCACGGTTTTGCCGGCAATTATTACGTTGATAGTGCTGTTACAGACAGATTGGGATTAGTAGGTAAAGATTCAGCTAGTGTTGTAGTGGATAGTGATGGTTATGGTAACGCAAGTACTTCTTATACGAATCTTATTGCCAACCCTACAATAAATGCGTTAATTGGAGATACTGTAAAGATAACCAATAAAATTAGTACTGATGCTGACAGTGATTTAACCTATCCGATTACAGACTACTTCGGTGGTGCTTCCTTTGAAAATAATAATTATTACCTACCGTCTGATGCAGAAACTTGGGCAGGATTTGCCGCTGATTTCGGTGACTCAACTGAACAACCCACTCCGATTATCGACCTCCAACAGGGTGGTACTTTAAGTTTTGATGCATATATTGATTCTCAGAGTGATTCGGTAGCAACCTCAGACGTTAGATTTAGATTTGAGTATCAGTCTTACCCCGACACTGAACCATCATACAACACCACGGCGGTAACAGTCAGTGGAAGAGAATCAACCAACTATACTATTGATATTCCTAGTCAAGGGTTTAATACCTTTAGTTCACTTATCATGTATTTGGATGATAGTGATGTTTTCACTAATATTCAGAATGTTCAACTTTCACGCCCTGCATCTAATCAACATCCTGTAAATATAGAAAAGTTTAACGAAGCGGACTCAAATAACCCTATTATATTAGCAGCTGCTCCCGATCTTTCTGATAGTGATGGTTATGGGGGATACCTAACTTCCTTCACGTTCGACAGTGTTGGAACTTATTATTACCAGTGTACTGTTCACCCTGCTATGAGAGGTGATATTGTAATTGACAATCAAGTAATGATTACTCCTACTTCAGAGTTTGATAGTTCCTCTAATACAACAGTTTTAGAACATTTTGTTGGAACACCAGCACAAATATCCGTGGCTACCTTAACAGATAAATCTGTTAGCGCACTTGAGTTGGTTGACGGAGGTTCTCTATACTCCACTATACCTTCAGTGACTATTCCAACGAATTTAAACTCTGCTGACTTCTTGATCGGCGAGGAAGTTACTCAAACTAATACAAACTACACTATTAAAGGTGAAGTTACTCGTTGGTCTGACAGTGACCGCATACTTCAACTTGCTCATGTTGGTAGTACGGACGGTACATATAAAGAGTTTTCTACAGTTTTCCCATTGGTAGGCGGAAAGTCTAACGCCTCATGGTTCCCTAATAATGTGACGGACATGCAACAAAAGATTCAAACTACTGCACAGAATAAAGTGTTTGATGATTTTGAAGCAGACTTCCTAGACTTCTCAGAGTCTAATCCATTCGGAGATATGTTCTAATGTTTGGTACTTGGTTTTATAACAAGAGAGTAAGAACTGCCGTATCGGTATTTGGTTCTTTGTTTAACAACATACATGTGTTGAGACAGAACTCTTCGGGTGCGACAATATCTCAAGTCAAGGTTCCGTTATCATACGCACCTCGTAGATCGTTCCTAGATCGTCTTGCGGAGATGGCCAAGGGAGAGGAAGCAGAACGTAGGGTTGCAATGAAACTCCCACGTATGTCGTTTGAGATTACAAACATTGCATACGATCCTGAGAGACAGTTACCCAAGGTAAATAAGTTTACTCGATCTGCCACAGACAACACCAAAAAGAAAAGATTTTATACATCTGTTCCATACACAATTGGTTTCCAGTTAAATGTATATGCCAAGTCACAAGACGATGCGTTACAGATTGTGGAACAGGTCATACCATATTTCAATCCGCAGTACACAGTATCGGTTAAACCGTTTGCTGATTACTCAGAGATTACCGAAGACACCCCCATCATACTGAACGGTGTTACATTCTCGGACGACTTCGAAGGATCGGTAGGTCAAAGACGTACCATTCTCTATACACTAGACTTTGAGATGAAAGTGTCTTTCTATGGCCCAGACAAAGATGCGCCTATCGTAAGAAATGTGAATACAAACTTCTTCCTAATGAATGAAGGCCCACAGGATAGTGACCTATTTACAAGTGGAATAAATATAACACCTACACCATCTAATATAAGTCCAGATAGCGACTTTGGATTCAATGTAACAACTTTTGACAGTGAAGCAGAATGACAGATGAAAACAAAAATGTTAATACCGATTATGAATATTCAAGAGACACCTACTACGAGTTAATCGAGAAGGGTAGGGAGTCATTGGAACTCATGATCGAAGTGGCACGAGAGTCAGAACACCCTCGTGCATTTGAAGTATTATCTGGGATGATCAAAAACATCTCGGACGTGAACGATAAGTTGATGGACTTGAATAAGAAGAACAAGGACATTAAACAAGAACCCAAACAGATTGGACAAGATGGTGGCACCACCAACAACAATGTGTTTATAGGTTCTACAGCTGACCTTCAGCGAATACTACGTGATGAGGAAAAAGTGATTGATGTTGAACCCAGCGGAAAAGAATAGTTACCTCGGCAATCCCAACGTAAAGAAGGATGGTGTTGCAGAGGAATGGACTGAGGAGTCGGTAAAAGAATACGC